GCTGACCAACAGGCAGAGGACGTTTGCTAGACACATCGTCGAAGGGATATACTCCAACGCTGAAGCCGCACGAAAAGCGGGTTTCTCTGCCGAGGTTGCGAACACTAGCGCATCAAAACTATTGAACGGTCGGGACTATCCGCATGTACTAGAGTATGTGCAGGAGCTCCGAGAGGAGAGGCAGAGGCGGTATGGTGTGACCACGATAGGGCAACTCCAACGTCTGTATCAATTATCCTCTGGGGCGGAGGAGGCGGGGCAGTTTTCTGCCGCTATCAACGCCGAGAAAATCCGCTCCGCTTTGGGTGGTTTGACTGTCGATAGGCGGGAGCAGATCAGTACCATTGATCAGATGTCCCGAGATGAAATCACCGCACGGTTAGCAGCACTACAAAAGCAATACCCACAAGCATTTGTTATCGACGGCACAATGAAGGATGTTACACCCAATGAGCAAGGGACCAGAGGCGAACTTTTGGCAGTCGATCAGGACAAACCTACCGAAGAATTGCTTCGCGACAAGGATTGAGAACAAGCATGGTGGCGGTGTGCCTGATGTTCATATGGTCTGGGATGGTCTACCCTTTTGGATGGAATTAAAGGTAGCGAAATCCAATGCACTAAAACTCTCACCTCATCAAGTCGCTTGGAATATGGCATATTGGTCACGCGGAGGCGCGAATTTTTACTTGGCAAAGAGGTTCAAGGAGCGTGATATACTTTTATTTAGGGGAGATCAGGGCGCCGAGGTCCTTGAGCGTGGGTGCCTTGCGCCCTGCGCCCTGCGCGTTGACAGTCCTGCGTCCTTATTTAGCGCCCTGCGCCCTATTTTAGAGGGTATCCTGCGCCCTGCGCCCTGACTTTATGCTTTAGCTTATAGCTTATAGGAACGTGATCCACGGTTCAAGGCGCGGCGCAAAAAGAAAAAGGGGCCGAAGCCCCTTGTCTTAGTGTTCTACAATCGCGATTGATTTTGCTAGGCTGGATCCCTTGCAAAGCTTGCAAGCCGTGCACTGGACGCGGCGCCCTGCCTCTTTTGACGCAGGACACAAAGCCTCTTTTGCTTTGTCCAAGTGGTCAAGATCCGCGATCACGCGAAACGTGCGCCGTCCTGCCTTCCAATGGGCGATTGCGTCCGCGTGGCTGTCGGCGCTTTGCATTGCGATATCTGGACGCCAACCGCTTTGGTGGCTGTACGCTGTCCAAGTGTCCGCTTCTGCAAGCAATTCGTCCCAAACGTGGGACGGGACGGCGGCGGGGTCCCCGTAGGTTCCGACGCGCACGAAGCGCCCGCGCCCCATATCACGCGCCGCGCCCTCTTTATAGACGCCGCGCAAGTATGACTTGTAAACAATCAAGACGCCTTGCCCTAGGTTAACGTAGCAACGGCGGCCCTTGGCTTGCTTGCGTTGCGGGTCTGTTGTTACTTCCCCGCGCATGGTGCAATTGCCACATATTGAAAAGTCTTCGCCGGTTTTGCTTGCTTCCAATGGGTTAAGATCTGAGCGCAGAATATAAGTCTGGACGACGTGCCCGGTTTTCTTATTGCGGTTTGAATATGTCGCTATGACGACAATAGGCTTTCCATCCAATAGGCTTGGCCCGTTGTAGATGATTGCATTTTTCATGGTAGTTGGTCCTTTGTTTTGAATGCTTTGATTATATCAGATTTCAAAGTGCTTACAAGTTAAATGTTTTCCCTGCGCCTTGGCTGGCAATGTCCAGGCCCTGCGCCCTGCGCCCTTTCTTTTCTTTTTTATTCCCCCCGCCCTGGCACCAGGGCGCAGCTGAAAAGAGAAGAGGCCCGCAAGGGCCCCTCTATTATCCAAGTAGTGTTTGGACTAATCATGTACGCCCTGGCACCAGGGCGGAGCAAGGCCACACTAAACCATAATCTTCTATCATTATATCTCGCACCTTTTCACGATCAACACTATCGCCACAAAATGAGCAACTCACTTCGGGATCAATACCAACCTGAATAATGTGTTTTTCGGTGGCGGCTATAACCTGTGAAGTGGTTGCACCGAGTGGGTAAACAGCGTTGTCACTGGTGCCGTAAAACCCCTCCACATACTGTATAAAATCACTGATACTCATCATAAAAAATAGGGAGGGTGTTAGCCCTCCCCTCCCTGGTTAATCGTCCATCATGTTTTCGAATAGGGCCACGGCGTCTTTCACAGCCTCGCGCTTGACTGTTTTAAGCTTGGTTATCATTCGGTTAAGGCGGTAGTTGTTGCTGCCCTCGGGCGCTGCATCAGTCAAGCTTTTAATCAGATCGTTAATTTCGCCAAGATCAATTGCCAGGTTAACCTCGAGGCTTGACTGTTCTATATAAGATTTTCTCATCGTGTCTTTTCCTTTATATGATAGGCTTGTTTGCCTACCACAAACCTACCAGACCACGAACAAGTGGTCAACAACTAACTTAAAATAGCCCTGCGCCTTGACAAAAAAACCCGAGCGCAGCGAGGCGCCCGGGTCCAAGGAAAGAGGCCCATTATCCCAAGGGCCAGGGGATCTTAAGGGATGTTAGTTGCGTATTTACGCGCCCAGTTTTGCGCTGTCTGATAGTTTTTAAAGCCCAAGTCATCAGCTACCTTGCTCATGTTGCCTTTGTTTTTGATTATAGCCTCGTCAAAAAAATGAGTAGCCACTTCTGCTAGTACGTCCTGCAAGCAAAACCCAGGGCCAATCTCTCGATCAAGTACATTGTCGCCCTGGCCCTGGTCTTCTATCTGAATCTGGATGTTAATATTCATTGTTCTTTCCTTATATGAAAAGGCCCTGGCGCGTAGACATCATCTATCGCAGCGCCAGGGCCGGGGTTTTAGTTAATAGATCCACTCATCAGGATAGGGTGACATGTCCTGATTAACCATTGCTCGGTCTGCCATGTCCTGATCGACCATAGCGTGAGTGCAGACTTTTGGCGCGGATAGGGTAGTAAACGCGCCGCACCCGAACGCAGCGAACTGTTTAGAGGCTTGCTTAAACGTAAGCTTGTCATCATTGCCGTCGTGCATATCATGCAGTTCGTAAATGTCCCAGGGTTCGCCGCAATGTTTGCAGTATATATCCATTTTCTTTCCTTTATATGAACAAGTAGAGTGTACCCTAGATTCAACTAGGGTACAAGTTATTTATGCAAGCTTGTCGAACTCTTCGATCAGCTGATTGTATATCTCCGCAGCTTGCTTGTTTCGATCCGCCATGAGCATCATCATCATGAACTCAAGCTTAAACTTTAGGCGATTGCCTGTTGATTGCTTGACGGCTTTTGTTTCGTTTTCCATTGTCTTTCCTTTATTTGAATGATGCAGGAGTGCATCGCAGTCTGCCCTTCCCAGGGCAGACACCGATATACTCTTTATTCAGCTGGTTCTTTATCGAGAACACTGTGGATAACCACGCCTGATTCTTCGAACACCTCGATCCACACACGAGCGCCACAGGATAGAGGGTTGTCGGGTTTGTATACCAAGCGACACGGGCTGTTGATAAACACCTCGTTGGCGTAAGTGTTTTCGCCGCGACACTTGACAGTAAACACTGGGTTACATTCTCCGCTTTTAGCGTTGGCGCGGATCACATGTTGGTTGACGTGTATTCTAGTTAAGGCCATTTGTTCTTTCCTTTATTTGAATGATGCAGGAGTGCATCGCAGTCTGCCCTTCCCAGGGCAGACACCGATAGACTCTTTATTCAGCTCACTCGCCCCCTTCTCTGTGCCAACACTCTTGCAAGTCAGCCTCTTCAGCCTCTTCCCAACGCGCAATGAAATCAACAACCCATGCATTCTGATTGCTGTTGAGCTCACCATCGCAAATCAATTCCATCGCATCAACGCACCTCAAACCTTGAGTCTTGCACCAAAAGTTATACTCATCAGTCAGTGTCGAAAGATTTTCGCGGGCAACATACGCCATTAGTTTTTCCTTTATTTGAATGATGCAGGAGCGCATCGGATGCTGCCCTTCCCAGGGCAGACACCGATATACTCTTTACGACACCCGAAACAACCTGCTCGGTTTCTTCCAGAATTGCTTGTGATCAGGATGCTTTGCATCAGATGAATTTTCACATAGGCGATTGAATGATGATTCGCGATGCTCTTTCCACCACTTTACATCTGGCGCTTTGTTAGTCTTTAATCCGTCGCTACTAAAGTACCATATTGCCCAACCATTTAAAACTGCCTGATCCCTTAGTGATTCGTGCTCAACTTTCAATCTTTCAATTTCAGCTTTGACGCTTGCAATACGTCCAAGTAGTGTTGCTTTGGTTTCCATTTGTCTTTCCTTTTTGAATCTGGATCCGCCCGATTGCGTTTCCATAACTATGTTATGGACTATGGATTACAAGATGTCAACAACTAAGTTACAATTAATTTACAAGTTTACCCTACGTCAACCTCGCCGCCCTCGCGTTTCTCTAGGCTGATCGACGCTTGCCGCTCTTTCAATAGTCGGGGGTAACTTGGCGAAACTCCGCCCGATCAAATGTTTTTAACCCGACCCCCATCCCCCCTATATAGAGGGGTACTATTGTAGTATGTGCTCTATATAGTTGGTATGGTAAAATCATTCGGGCATAGTTTCGTTGCACTTGTATGTAGAACACAAGAGCCGAGGAAAAATGCCCACTATATTTTCATTTGGGCTTGTTGTATACTTGGTCCGAGAACCGTGGATCACGAGTAAAGGGTATTGGATATGGCTGGATTAGACGGATTTGGCGACGGGGAGTCCCCAGACACTATAGCTAAGACGGATCCTTCAGATATGACCGAGGATCAGGTTAAAGCGTGGGCTAAAGGTTTGTATGGGAGGGACCGTGGCAAGGAGTTCCGCGGTCAGTCCAACTATAAGGTTGATATAGAACGGTTTTACGACACGAACATTCGTAATTTTGATGATTGGTCGAAGGGTAAGAAGGGTGATTTTGACACTTTGCTGTCTGGGTATTCTAAGTACTTGGACGAGGACAAGTTTAAGTTAACGGACCTTATGAAGAAGTATGCGCGTCCAACGTCTTTTAAGTCTAATTATTTGGACAAGAGTTTTCGGACTGCGAAGGACATGAAGGACGCTGATTTGTCTGCGTATAAGGACGCGACATCTGCGATTAAGAGTTTTGATAATTGGTTAGAGGGTCAGAGTGACAAGGTTAAGGGTGATGATTATGGCGATCAACACTCTCAGTATAGGTCGTATGCTGATCCTTTGTTGGCGGATCGTCCGAGTTGGTTGGCTGTGAATAGTGAGGACAGCAAATCGTTCAAGGACTTTGATCCTGGGCTCTTTGTTGCTGGGGATGAGTACGAGGAATTTGCTGGGTCGTATCGGAATCGGGATGAAGTGGATGGAAAGTTCCGGACACACTATGCTGATCAGATTATGGGTCTTGGGTACGGTGATTTATTGACTGATGATTTAGGCATTGGTGATTACGGCGGACTTTTGACGGAGGCTACTCGTCGCAGGGACTTTACAGATAAGATCACGGACCTTGGTTATGGTGATCGAGTTGTTGGCGGTATGGATTCGTATGCGCTTCAGGCGTTGTACGACCGTCTTAGTGCGGTATCAACAGATCCGGTTATTGTGGAACCTGACCCTCCTGTTTCGAGGCCTGATCCGTTTGTTCCCCCTCCTGTTACGGACCCTAAACCTCCTGTTTCGAGGCCTGATCCGCCTGTGGTTATTGATCCGATTATTGACCCTATTCCGCCTGTTACAGACCCTGGAACTATTGATCCGTTTTTACCTTCTCCGTCCCCTGGAACTATTGATCCGTTTTTACCTTCTCCTCCGGAGCCGAGTCCAGCGCCTAATCCATATTCGTATATTACGGATCAGGAAGATATATTTGAGCCTATGCCCGCCATGGAGGCTACTCCGTACACGCCATATCAGTATAATGCACTTAACCCTGATGCTTTTGGCACGACAGATTACACGGATATTTTTGCTCCTCCGGAACTTAATTATCAGCCCGTGGACCTGAGCCTAGGAGCGGGGTTCAATCCATATATTAATCAGATTAACAAGCAATACGGTGGAGGAAACTCATGATGCAGCGGTATAAGAACGGCGGGAGCATTCCTAGGAATACTATGATTGCGGGACAACCGCATGAGTTATCGTACATTACTCCTACGGAAGCGGAGATTCTAATGGGTTTGGGCGGAGCGGGAGTTCCGGTTGGTCCCGAGCAGGTCCCTGCTTATTTCGATTTTGGAGTTGATGTCGAAAAAGATGACACAGGAGGTGTGACCGCTGGACCAGGGGAGTTTGGTGGAGAGGGGGGTCTCACCTCTGCGGAACAGGCAGAACTTGATGCTGCGCAGGCCGCTCGCACAGACCATGTCAACATGAACCTTTTTGACGAAGTTAAAGCAACAGTGAAAGACCTTGGCAATATTACGAAAAGTATCGCCAAACAAGGCGGTATTCCTGGCCTTATGGGACTGGCGGCGCAAGGTCTTTTCAAAGACACTGTCATGTCTGGTCAGGCTAATAAAGGGATTAATTTTGGACAAAATTCTCGTGCGCAACAAGAAGCCAACCTTGCCGCTGTAATGAATGACGACGGCACTCGAACCTATAGTGACGCCGAAATTGCAGCGCACTTAGACGCCACAGAAAAAGGCATCAAGGAGATGAATGCAATAAACAAAGATTCGAACACGGAGAGCAAACCTAGTGACTATGTCGATCTGTTGGACACGGAAATAGAAATGGATCCGTGCCCTGAAGGGTTTACGTATGACGAAGAGTCGTTTGCTTGTGTTCCTAAAGAGGACAACGCCGTTCCTAATGTCGGGACAACGCCAGTAGATCCTGTCACCCCTCGGCCTAATCCTCAACCAGCTATTACGCCATACACGCCGTACACTAACACGTTTATACCAACCCCCTTACAACCGTATCAAATGGACCCAGTACAGCAGCAACTTTCTGCTCTTAAAAAGGCAGTTCAGCCTTCACAAGGGCCGCGTCCACGACCACGTCCAGGTCTTGCGGGGATTATGCAGGTTCGTCCAGAATGAACCTACAGGCGTTACCAGAGGATGCCTTAAAAGAAATCTTGGCTCTCACTGAGGCCAAGAAGACCCTTGATTTACGCGAAGAAGCGACGGAAAAGTTCATGCCGTTCGCTCACCACGTCTATGAAAACTTCATTGAGGGCCGTCACCATCGGATTATTGCTAAAAAACTTGAACAGGTTGCACAAGGTAAACTCAAGCGGCTGATTATTAACATGCCGCCGAGGCATTCTAAGTCTGAGTTTGCAAGTTACTTGATGCCTGCTTGGTTTCTAGGTAGAAATCCTAAATTAAAGATCATTCAAGCTACACACAACACGGAGCTTGCTGTTCGTTTTGGTAGAAAAGTGAGGGATTTGATCGATGATCCAGCGTATAAGGAAGTTTTTCCAGAGACCAACCTCAAGGAAGACAATAAGGGAGCGGGTAAATGGGGCACTGACAAGGGTGCTGAGTACTTTGCGGCGGGTGTTGGCGCTGCCATTACTGGTCGCGGGGCGGACTTACTTATCATTGACGACCCTCATTCGGAACAAGACGCGTTAAGCGAGAGCGCGTTCGATCATGCGTATGAGTGGTACACTTCTGGACCTCGGCAACGTCTTCAACCTGGGGGAGCCATTATTCTAGTCATGACACGTTGGGGTAAGAAGGACCTGACGGGGCGTTTAATACAGGCTCAAACTGGCGATAAGATGGCGGATCAGTGGGAAGTGGTGGAGTTTCCAGCCATTATGCCGAGTGACAAGCCTCTTTGGCCTGAGTTCTGGGACAAAGACACGTTGTTGTCGATTAAAGCTTCTTTGCCTGTTGGAAAGTGGAATGCGCAGTGGCAGCAGCAACCTACGTCTTCTGAGTCTGCAATTATCAAACGAGAGTGGTGGAAAGACTGGGACAAGGAAAAGATTCCTCGTTTGGACTATGTAATTCAGGCATATGACACAGCATTTTCAAAAAAACAAACAGCAGACTATTCAGCGATTACAACATGGGGTATATTTAAACCTGAAGATGGTGGCCCTGACCACGTTGTGTTGATGGATGCTCGGCGTGGACGTTGGAATTTTCCTGAACTAAAGGAGATTGCGTATGAGGAGCACGAGTATTGGGAACCGGATATGGTGTTGGTCGAAGCGAAAGCGACGGGTACACCACTCATTGACGAGTTGCGGCTCCGCGGTATTCCAGCATTGGGCTTCTCACCGGGCAAAGGTAGTGATAAGGTAACTAGAATGCATATGGTTGCTCCGTTGTTCGAAGCGGGCATGGTTTGGGCCCCGATGCATGAGAAGTTTGCGGATGAGGTTGTGGAAGAGGTCGTTTCATTTCCCAATGGAGACCATGACGACTTTTGTGATAGTATGACTTTAGCATTGATGCGTTTTCGACAAGGGGGTTTTATATCCTTGCATGGAGAAGACGAGGATAGTTTAGAATGGAGGCCCCGTAGTCGGGCGTATTATTGATGGCGATACCACCTAACATGGTTGCAACTGGGCTTGACCTTGATGACACAGAGGGTCTTCCTGACATAGAAATCCCCGTTGACGCATCTATGGAGTTCCCTGGAGG